ACACCAAGAACAGCATACAGGTTATAATTCCACCTACTCAGAAAGTGCCATATTGGGCGACTAGGTATAAGTTTGTTATCAAGCCTGACGAAGAGAACTATGAGACTATTTATAGCAGTATATTCTTTTTAGACCCATTAAGCAATAACGCATACTTCCTTCTTGAGGGAGAAAACGCGCAAAAAGTTGAGCAGGGTGATAGGCTTATTGTTAAGGCTGATACTAGCGGAGCAACAGGTAGTTGTTTATATGCCACTGTCCTTGAGAAAGAGGCTAAGGCAGATGGGTTTATACAAATCCCTAGTCAATTAGACCCGTCTGTAGACATTCCTGTACCATCAGGGGTGTATATGAAAATAAATCCTAATAGCTTTTCAGTTGTTCAGGATGAACTCGCAGTTATTGCTCCCGGCAATGTACAAGTAGACCAAGATGATAGTGGAGAGTGTCCTGTGGCTGAGTATCAAATGAACAGATATGACACAGCTACAACAGCTTGGGTAGATTATACCGTTCCGGCTGGTAGTCGGATTAAACTTAGCTTTAAGTTTAAAAGACAAGGCACAGGCGACGGAAACAATGCTTGTGAAAAGCGTATTTATACGTTAGAAAAAACTCTTATTGCCTCAAACAATTATTCCAACATGAAAGATTGGTGGGATGGAGATAATGTGGAGCTTATACTAAACGATGGAATCCAAGATATTGGAGGAGGCCAATGCGATGCTGACAATCAGTATATATCTACTTTAGCAGCAAGTGCGATAGATATTCCTTGTGACTTGTGTACTAATTATTACAGGTTTTATAGGGACGTATCAAACAATAAATTGTCGCTGCTGGTAAGTGGTACTATTAGTTGCGGTGGATTATTTGCAAAACAAAAACGTCGCTCAACTGTAATTGTAAACATTGAGGTGTTCCGTGCTGAGACCACGATGATTTTTGAAACTGAACCGACAGATGCACTGCCTGATGTGTTTTTTGAAAACAACTTGTCTTTACCAATCGTAAATGGATTCCACACTGGCAACGTTCAGAACCAAACAAGCTCGCTGCCGGCTATTGTAAACACAGAGTTTTTCAACTGCTTTACTTTTGGCAATGGAGCTGAGAGCTTTAAGATTCTTGACTCAATTGCAGGCAGGCCATTCAATTTGGGTAACCGGGTTACGAGTGTTTCTGCTCAAGACTATAAGGAAGCCAACAGATTTGCTGACATCACTTATAGTGGCATTTACAATGACGAGTCAAACGTAAATAAGCTTAACGAGTTCAACTTGGGCTTGTTAAATTATAAGACGTTAGAGGATTCATTTGGGCCGATATACTTGTTGGATGGTCGCGAGACTGACGTGCTTACCCTTCAAGAGGATAAGATTTCGTATGTGCTTGCAGGCAAGAACTTATTATCAGATGCTGCAGCAGGTGGAGCAATCACCTCGGTACCTGAAGTATTGGGTACGCAAATTGCCCGTGTTGAAAAATACGGCATTAGTTTCAACCCTGAGAGCTATGTTAATTGGGGATATGACAGGTACTTTACTGACACCAAACGCGGCGCTGTTATTCAACTAAAGGGTGCCTCTTACAATAGTGACCAGCTAAGTGTGGTTTCCGAAATAGGTATGCGTACTTGGTTTCGTGACAACTTTATAGAAAGCTTCACTACTCAAAAGCTTGGGGGATTTGACCCATATATGAATGAGTATGTACTTACTACCAACGACAGACAGCTGCCTCAGCTTGAGGAGTGCTTGTCTTGTGGCGTAGCTCAGACACTTAGCTTATTCCCTAATGCAGAGGTTAATTATTGTGTAGACTTAGGCCCTGTTGTTGGACAGGCTATCTTAGAGTATTCAGTCCCTGCCGGTAATACAACTGTATTTCAAATTACGGCTACATACAATAGCGTTGTTGTGGGAACAGGAGCTACCACTACAAGTGGTTTCTTGAGTATTACCAAGAGCTTGAACAACATTACTACGGTAGACATCCAAGTGACTTCTGTTGGTGCGGTAGAGCTTACTATCAATGCCAAGTGCCCTACGTCAGACTTTCTGACAATTATAAACGTTTGCGTTACAAGCAATTCTGAGGATAACTTGTTTATACACAACGAATACAGGTATACTAATGGTAGCTTTACATCTCCACTGCAGTCTAACATGATTACTTTTGGAAATAGCTTGCTTACTCCTGTAATTTCAGGGTATCAAGTTCTTACAGGTCTTCCCGGCACCGGTGGATTCCCGCCAGCTGGAAGCGTTGTAAGAATAGCATCTAACAAGATTGGATTTGATAACTTCATATTTGACCCATCAAGTGATAATTTTAAATTCCTTAGAAGTAACACTTTGTATGGGAATAATGCTGCGAATATTGCAACTTTGCTTTCGGTAGCTACCACTATACCAACAGTATTGGGAAGTGCAGGCTACTACTATTCAGACTTTACCGTGCCTAGCGTAGGTCAATATTTGTATATGATTTGGGATTACAGACAATCATTGCCGATTTCGTTATGCTACTCCACAGAGAGCGAGTCTGATGCGTGCTGTAATTGTGAAGGTGAAGTATAGTATTTAAAATAAAAAAAAATGGCAACACAAGCAACGTACTACTTAGACGCACCATCACTAGGTTCAGCATCCGTTATTTATTCAGATGCTTCTTTAACGACAATTGCCCCAAATGGATTTTATTCTGACGGGACAATTGTCCGAGAGCAAGTCAGTGGCGTTTTGTTACCGCAAGTCAATTGCCCTGCGTGTGCTATTGAATGTGGAACAACGATTGAAGAGAGCGGACTGCAAGGCGTGTATTTATTAGACATCAACTTGGGTGCTACCCTTGGTGCTGTAACCATTACATTCGACCCTATTAGCATTCCTGACGGCTTTCAAGCGACATACGATAGCGTAGTATACAATGGGGTATCATCTCCTAATTACGGATGGCTACAAGGTTCTACAGGGCTTCCAACTTATTTAGGTGCTACTGCTTCAAGCTGTGGCCTTCCTACGGGCTCGCCGTATGTCCTGCCAATATATGAGTATCAGTCAGGCTCATTTGTGTCATCAGGCATGAGTGAATCGGTGACCATTCTTTCAGGTCAGCTGGAGTTAACAACTATTGCTCCGGGCGTTTGCGTTATGGTTATACCTAAAACGGCAGCAAGTCCATCAATACTGACGCTGAAAATGATTGGGCCGTGCCTTGGAACAGCATTTGACCTGAGCATTTCGTGTCCTACAGCTCTTGATGAGATTTCTTGCAGTATTGCAGTTGACTCAACTGAAGCAGTATGCTTAATGCCTATAACCGAAACGTATTACTTGGCGAATGTCACAGGAACAGCGGGTGTTGTAACGTTGTATGATTTGGTATTTGAAGACGCATTTGGCGAGACAAAACTCCCCTCCGGGTATTATAGAACTATTGACGCTGGTGTTGAGAATTGGTTTTTAGTAGACTCTAATGGAGTTGTTGTTTTATTAGGTGCATGCGAAGGTAACATCGCTAACTATGCTGCTAGCCTTGGCGTTTCCGAGCCTATTGCTTGTGGAATAGATGGTACTCCTATTACGGTTACGGGAGACAATCCTTTATTTTGTTTATGCACTGAATTTGTGTCTTCTGACTTTGAGACGTATTCAACAGACGTATACTATTTGTCATTCAACGGTTTTGTAGTCGAAATTAGCGTGACATTCGGCAGCGATACTGGAACTGTAACGGGTACATGTGCATTATGTTAAAATAAATAGATGGCAAACTACACACTGACATATAGCGAAGCAAGCCAAGGATGGCCTTCTTTTTACTCCTACAATCCTGATTGGATGATTGGGATGAACAACTACTTCTACACTTTTAAAGGTGGCAACTTATACCGGCACAACGTGAATAATATTCGTAATAACTTTTACGGAGTTCAATACACCTCTAGGTTGGTAAGCGTAATGAATACCTCACCCCTTGAGAGCAAGCTTTTCAAGACGTTGAACCTTGAGGGTGACTCAGCTTGGGACGCTCTTATGACTACAGACTTGCAGTTCTCAGGGTTTATTCAGCGAGGTTGGTTTGAAAGGAAAGAAGCTGCGTGGTTTGCGTTTGTTCGCAATTCGGGAACTACGCCTGCGACACCAGCAGAATACCCGTTACGTTCAGTGAATGGCATCGGCAGAAGCACGGTGATTACAGGCCCTGCATCTGCGCTAGAGATTAACTTTGCGATTGGCTCTTCGCCTATTGACATTGGCAGCATTATCAGCATTGGGGACATTGTTTATTTCAGCTTGCCTCCAAGCTTTAGCACTCCTGTTTTATGCGGTCAGGTAACGAACATCATTGTGAATTATGTGGCGGGAAACAACAAGCTAATCGTTAACACCACTATTGCAGGTGGAAGCATGCCACTTATACAAAACCCTTACATTTTTTACATCAAAAACTCTGTTGCTGAATCGCATGGCGTGCTGGGTCATTACTGCTTATTCACGCTTGAGAACCCCAGCACGAGCAAAGTAGAGTTGTTCGCGGTGCAATCTGAAGTGATGAAGAGTTATCCTTAAAATTTCAATATCTTTGTGAGAGATGGTATTTAATGTACGCCCGTTAAACGAAAATGACTACGACACTATTTTGAAAGAATGGTGGGAGCAGTGGGGGTGGGAAGCCCCTGCTAAAGACTTCCTTCCTGACAATGGGGCCGGTGGCGTTATAGTATACGATGGAGAAATAGCGGTATGTGCGGGTTTTGTGTATATCACTAACTCTAAGGTAGCGTGGGTAGAGTGGATTATATCCAATAAGCAGTACAGAAAGAAACCACAGAGAAGTGAAGCTATAAAGCTATTGGTTGAAACCTTAACCAATATCTGCAAGAATACGGGGCATAAATACGTTTATGCTCTAATTAAGCATCCATTCTTGATAAGAACCTATGAAAAGTTGGGATACGTCAAGGGTGATAATAATATAAAAGAAATGATTAAACTATTATAAAATGCCGGCAGCAACATCATTAGCAATAGCAAGCATTGGAGTATCGGCAGCAGGGGCCGGCGCTTCCTTCGTTCAAGCAAGTAGACAGAGTCAGCTTCAGCAAAAAGCAGAGGCAGAAGCGTCTAGGACTTTAGAAGAGGCTCGAAAGAAATTAGACGTAAACTTCTACGAACAACTTGGTATCAACAAGGAAGCGTATGAGTTAGAGCGCGAGGCATTACTTGTTCAAGGAGCTCAAGCTATTGACGCTGCTGTTGAGAGTGAGCGTGGTGCTGCTTCTGCTGCTGGACGTGTTCAGCTAGCACAACAAGAGGGGCAGGCTGGCGTTCGTATGGCAATGGCTCAAGATGTTATGGGATTGAATAAACTTGTGGCAGGAGAGGATTCTAGGCTTCGAGACATGAAAGCAAATCTTGACTTAGCAGAAGCCCAAGGTGCGCAATTGGCTGCACGTGACGCACAGCAAGCTGCCACTGCATCCATAACTCAAGGCATAGCAGGGGTACAAAGCGCTGCACAGCAGGGGTTAGAATTAATTCCTTTGTTTGGAAAAACACAATCAGCTAAAGCTCTTGCAGATTTAAAAAAACTACAAAACGAAACTGTTACAACTGGTAAAAAAGCCAAAGAGACTGAATCAGAGTTTACAAAATTTGGTGATGCAATTAAAAACGGTTTAGGCATTGGTGTTGGTATTTCAGCACTTAGTTTATTAGAAGACGGTTTACAAGGAACAGTACAATTTTTAAAAGACTCTGTACGTGAAGCACTTGAAGCGGAGCAATCTCAAAAGAAATTAGCACAAGCATTAAGAGCAAGTGGTGACGCTTCAATAGAAACATTAAATGCATTCACTGAATACGCTGGAGTAATTCAAGAAACTACAAAATATACAGATGATCAAGCTTCTTCTTTCATTGCTCTTGCTGCAAACTTAGGAGCTCCAAAAGACAGAATAAAAGAAATTGTAGACACAGCTCTAGATTTAAGTGCTGCTGTTGGAGTTGACGCTAATGGAGCTGTAGAAGCCTTAACGCTTGCATAAGGATTAAAAGGATGCTCTGGAGTATCTGTTACATGGTTTGTTGTAATAGTAATGCTATTAAGATTGACTCCAGTAATAGTCTTATTGCCATTAAAGTGAGACCCTGCGCCTGTAATTACAACGCTCTGACCTACATAATAAATCTTATCTACTCTTTGCTCAAAGTAAAGAGTGCCAACTGTGCCTTTGTTTTCATGTGATACTGCAAAATTAGTGTTAGCCCATAGCATAGGAAGTAGGACTGCATCGGTGGCATCGCACACTTCCTGCAAGGTGGCATCTGGGTACAGCGTACCGACTCCGAGAGTGCTGCGGAGCTCTGCAACTGTTGTTAATGCCATTCCTTGTCCTTTCTAAAGACCCTAGGGGGTAGAGGGCTACTACCCCCTAGAGCGACTTAGTTTGTTATTACTGCTTGTTGTTCTTGAATGCGCCTGCTGCAACCTTAGTTGCGATTGCGCCAAAGCCGTAATAACCGATTGTTACCTGACCTGCTGCTGTTGATTCAGCGCGTAGGCGGTATGTTGGTGACTCGTACCATGTGTAAGCATCTGGATTTACGATGAGGATTGTGCCATCGCCATCGCCTGCGTTTGTTGGATCAACATAGAGGTTTAGACCTGCAACGTTGCCTGTCAATGATGTAGGTGCAACTGCTCCACCTGCGTTCATTGGCTGTGATGCTGTGTAGATTGGACGGCCTGCATCGTTTAGAGACATGATGTTTGACCATTGTCCTGTTGATACGACCATGTTGCGAGCAAATGGGTTTGCAAGTCCTGCTGTTGCTGCATAGACAGAAGCTGAACCGCGAGCAACTACACCAAGCAACTCTGAAGCTGTTGGGTATGTTGCTGTGGTTGTGCCGTCTAGTGTTGCACCTGCGATAAGTGCAGCGTTGACTGCTGCGTTTGTTGTCTTTGCGTAAGCTGCTGCCATGTTGCGCACTAGCTCATCAAAGAATGCTGGAGATGTACGATCTAGCAATTCGACAGAGAATGTCTGTTGTCCAGCGTACTTCTTAACAGATACTGACAAAAACGCTGAGTTTTGATCTTGCTCTGTGAATGCTGCATCTTCTGCAACTTCGCCGACAGTTGGCATTTGTGTGATCTTTGGAATCTCAAATGTCATACCTGCATCTGGCAATGTACCACGAGAGATAGCATCGATTGATGGGCGGATTGTTGTGCCCAATGGGTTGATGATTTCAGATAGCTGACGTGTTGGAACAAGTCCTGCGTTATCTGTTGTGTTGTCTGCTGCTAGTAGGTACTGACGAGCTGACTCGTCACCTAGTGCCGCACGGATTGTGTTTTCTGCATACTTAGCTGCTGTGATTTCAATGCGTGGCTTTGTGTAGTATGCTGCTGAAACAGTTGGACGAGCAGCTTCAACCGCTGGAGCCTCAACTGGTGTTGCTTCGACTGCTGGAGTGGTTTCTTCCACGGTGGCTGTCTCGCTTTCTGTTGGTTGGATTGTTTCTTCTACAGCAGATTCTTCTGCTGCAATATCAGTAACCTGAGCAGACTTAAAGGCTGGCTCTGTTACTAAACTTACTTCGACCAAGCGAGCAGCAGATACATAAGTAACGCCATCCTTGATCTTTGACTTGAGGACTTCTGCCCCGATTGATAAACCGGACTGCAATCCTTCTTCTGCAAGGATTAGAGCTTCTGTACCGCGCTGAGAGCGACTGATAGAAAATACTGCATCGATTGAGTTATCTGATTCGCTAAAAGAAACCATGCGACCTAATGGCTTCTTAGCATCATGCTGACTTAGCAGTTTGATTGCTTTAGGATCTTCGATAGCAATAGATCCAGAAGCAAAGATTACCTTGCCCATATTTGTAGATCCTGCTTCGACATTAAGAGGCACAATCTTGCCTGAAACTGTGCGACTTGCTGAGTCTGCTGTTAGATCAGCCGAGAAGGTGATTACTTGGTTCATTCTAGACCATTGCTTCCGTTAGGTGTTAGATCTGTCATTTCCATAGCCTGTTCCTGTGTAACCAGATTAAGGGCTAGGAGTTTTTCAATTACTGCAAGCTCTTGCAGTGGATCAGTGCGCAAGAAGTTCTTATCAATATCGAACTTAACTACATTGCCACGAGCAGTAATGTCATCCATTGATAAGCGATCTTCAATCGCAGTAATGAATGGCTGTAGAGATAGCGTTAAGAATTGCTTGCGTTCATCATTAACATTCTGATATGTATAACTTGAGTTCTGATCTGCTGACACATAGATTGCTGGCACATTGCATAAGCGCGCAATCTCAGTAGCAAGATTCTGAATAGCCTCGTTGTACATCATGTCTTTAGGTGAGAAGCCAACAGTCTTATAATCTAAAGTGCTTGTTAAATAAGCAGTAGAGTTATTTTGTCGAGCTCTTTTCCATGCCGCTAATAATCCTTGCACTTCTGCCGGTGGTAGATCAGCTCCTGAGTTCTGAATGAAACCAGTACTCATCGGAGTGGCTGCTGCAATCGCTGCTGACTTCTGGACATCAATAGCTGCGCGAATTGTCTGCACTCCAGTGTTAAGAATGCCATCGCCTAATGATTGGAAAGTGATTAAAGATCCCAATCCGTCCATTGGCAAAGTAGTGCCATCGACTGCATAAGATCTAACAAAAGTATTTGTGCTGTCTAGTGTTGCCGTCACTCGATGATTAGCGATCCACTCAAAGCGAGAAGGACGACCATCCTC